TGCTTCTTTAGCAAGCCTCTTCAGATCTTCAATGCTTTTTACTTGTGGTGCTACAGGAGAACTGGCCTTCCCCGACACCGAAGGGATAGTTGGCCTACTAGCTCCCTTTTGTGCTACTCCCGCAGCCTGTCCAGCGTTCTGCTGGTTCCAAGCCACAAGTTTTGCGAAATCTTGAACTGCTTCCTGGACCGTCAGCTCTTTTCCTGTAGCGTTCGCTACCGCCGCTGCCCGAAGAATCACTTCGTTTTTAAATGCCCCAGGTTGTCCTACCCTAGCATCGTAACTTTCTGCGAGACTCTTGAATTCGGGACCACCGATCACCGAATCAAGCTCATTATGCCGCTGCTGAAGCGCTTGTTGAGCTTGGTATTGCTCAAATTCACTCAGCTTGCCTTGCATCTCTTCATACTGTTCCTGCATGGAGAGAAGCTGCTTCTGATACTCGCTATTCTTAGTATAAAGTTGTTGTTGATCTTGAGGCAAGCTCTGAATTTGCAATTTGTTGTAGATCCACTTCTGGATCTCTGCCTCGGGAATCTTAATAGAGCTAAAGAAGTTATCAAAGTCGCCCGACTGCACATACTTTGATAACTTATCCAAGTTCTTAGAGATGGTTTCGTACTTGCCGTTCACATCCTGATACTTGGAGTGAGCGTCTTTGTACTTCTGCTTGATCGTATCGAACGCAAAAGACCGCTCAAACACTTCCTTGAAGTGCTTCTCGTTCTCTTGGTTGATATAAGACCTGAAATTCTCAGGGATCTCATATTCGTTGTCATACGCCTTAACTTTGTAGTTAGGGGTCCAGGCTGGAGCCGCTTCTGCCGCAGGAGCGGCAGCCGGGGCTGCTGCTTCTGGACTTGGTGCTGACTCTACTGCTGTTGACTCGTTGACTTCCTGTGTTACTTCGCCTTCCATATTGGTTCCTTTGTAGCGACTTGGCCCTCACTACTGGGGATTAATTGGAGGCTGTACGCCCTGCTGGGGCACAGCCTCCGGTTGTGGTTGCGATGGAGAAAGTCTAGGCATCATCGACGCGGCTTGAGCAACTACGGCCTGTTGCTGCTGCATGATGGCGTTTTGCGTTGCACCTTGCTCTTCAAGGCGCTTCAAAAGCCAAGTAAGTGCGTCGTATGGCACTCGTGCTCGCATGGTCTTCGAGCTATTATTCGGATCTGGTACATAGATGTCGCAAACGACAGCCATTCCTGACATAGGGATGAAGCCCTGTGCGGCTTCTTGAATCTTACGCTGCTCTTCGGCATCCATCTCGATCAACTGACTAATGATCTGCTGATACATCTGCTGAATCTGTGGAGCAAGAAACTTGAAATCCGCCTTACGGGTCCGAGTAGTCAGACGCTTAATCAGATATTTCTTGTCATCATACATGGATGGCTCCATGAACTGACCCCGATCAAGGGCCAAAATCATGTTCGTGCCGTTATCAAAGTCCATCGTAAGATCTTCCGCTGCCAGCTCATTATTAGAGTAAGGAGAGGTGCGGATAATCTTGCCAATGTCCTTTGGATCCAAGTTAGACCCCACATACTGCATGATTTGGTTGAAAGTAAGCTGCTTCCCAAGGCGGGTCTCCATGTCTTCCGTGCCTGGCTCAAGAGCAATACGGTAAAACAGTGGAGAAGTGTTCTTAAACTCTGCGATGTTGATGATCTCAGAGCGACCAATCGCAGGAACCAAGTTCGCCTCGGTGTAATACTGCTTGGCAAGTTCCAAAGTCACCGTACAGAAATCGATAAGATACTGGGTAATCTTGGTCGTATGCACAGAGAATTTCTTCTTCTGCTCAATACTCATGAAAAGCATCGTATACGGGTCAACATTCGAAGGCTTCTCTGCAAGCTCTTCCTGAAGATTGGCAATTACATAGAACTGATCAATCATCTGCCCAATATACGGCAAATACTGGTCCCCAGTGCGTCCTGGAATGACAACAGGCGCTTGGCCCGAGTAAGAAAGCACCCGAACCCCAGGCTGCAAACCACCGTTCGCCACCTTGGTTCCGGCCTGTACTGCGAGCTTGTCGTCACCAAGAGTCACCTGATGGGTGGCTACCTGACTGATGGCCCGGTTGATTTCACCCTGAATCGGACGAAGCTGCTTAATAAAGGAGTATGCCCGAGGAGAAGTCGGGATTTCGTCCATGCCGCAGTAAATAATCGGGAAAATACCAAAAGGAAGTTCGCCTTCCCAAAGACACCCTTTATTAGTGCAGATGAAGTAGTAACCAAGGGGGTAAGTGATGCATGGACGGATGTAGAACTCCAGCACTAAGCACTCATTGTCAGAGCGGTTGTAGGTGCTGCCAGAACCGTCAAAAATAATATAGGTCTCATCGCGAGAAGCTTCGATCATATCAAGCTTCTCAGGGTCGTTGCCTACGCGAGCCTTCAGATCCTCGATATTGACCATCTTCCGATAGCCAATAAACCAAGACTCATTCATGGATTTAGCTTCGCGAGCCCTGAACACATTGAACCCGAAGATCCGCTCAAATACAAAGTCGCCCGACATGATGGGCTGAGAAGGGTCTTTCTGCGGCTGGCCCATAGGGTCCACAACAGGCTGCCCCATCTCATCAACGAGCGGTGCATAATCTATGACCTTGCCCTTGGTCTCATCCCAATAAATCTTATGAAACACCTCGCCCACACGAACATAGTCCTGAACGATTTCTCGAACCTTGTCACTCCAGCGATGGCGCTCGGTAATATCCTTCCATACGGAATGATTCAGCTCGGCGGCTTTCTGGTCCTGCAGCTCGGATTCGTTCTTAGGCACTGCCGCAACTGCCGGAGCGTAAGAAAGAATGTTGTTTTCGTAAATTTTGCAAATGCGCTGGATATGATTGACCGTCAGACGAATCTTTTGCTCCTCGGAAAGACGGTTGTCATCCCGAACGCGGTTCCAAAACCGCGAACCTTTGCGAGCATAGTGCGCCCCTGCTACAAGCAAAAGGTTAGAGCGTTGTTCTGCATAAAGATAGTTGTCCGATGACTCACCCTCTTTATACAACCGCATCAACTCGTTGTGATCTAACTTTTTCATTCAATGTCCCTATTACGGAGGAGATTTTCGTACTCTACCGGGTCCTCTAAAAGCATCTGTTCCAACTGATCCTGCTTTAGAGCGACTTCCTCTTTAGTAAGAGAACTCCTGGCCTGGGACTCTTGTGCGACCGCTACTTCGGGTCTAACGAACACTGGCTCGGTGGTCGGAGCCTTATCTACGCTTAGGAAGCTGAGTTCTAGCCCTCCGTATGAGAACCGAGCCACCCCATTGCGACTACATTCCTCTATAATACGAGATATTTCATGTATGTCAAAAGAAGTCCTCTTCATAGTGGGAAGTATCCGCTCCAATAATTTCATTCCAGTCCCTGATTTCATCACTTACCTCATTCAATCCTGTTTTGTCCGAAGATGCAAACATTCTTAATCTGTCTTTATTCCGTTCCACATGAGCCACCTCATGCGGGTTAAGAAAACGCTGCTGTACTACTTCACGAATAGGCACATACCCCACATGGCTAAAATCGAACGGAATCTTGGTCAGCGCATAACGCATTGAGTCCACTGAGTCGTCCTTCGCCTTCCGCTTGTCCGTCCCAAGCTGAAGCGCCGTAAGCTCGTTCACAATCGGATAGCACTCCTGCGTGCTGTCCACATCCAGCATCCCGTTCTTAAAGAGCACATTGATCACCTGCTCCCCTACATCGTGCTTCTTCTCCGCCGGAATGAATGAAAGCCCCATCCGATCCGTAATCGTCTTAAAATCCTTCGCATGGTAGTCATAAAACGCCGCCGTGATGTTCAAGTCCTGGCTCAACTCCATGTATTTCGAAGCCACATCCGACATCGTGTATATCTTGTCGTCCCCCCGCCAATGCCTGAAAACCCTGGCATACCGATAATCCGGCCTCACCGCGACGAAGGTTATCGCGCTCGGGTGGTTCTCATCCCCACCCGCTCCAATGTCCACCCCAACATAAATAGGCCAATGGGCCGGAATCTCCATCGGGGACGATATGTTCCTCCCCCTGTCAAAACTAGGATACTTCAAGCCCTCATCCCTGACAAAGCGCCCGTAAACCCGCCGCTGCACCTCGGCCTCTGACTTACACATGGCGATGGTTCGGTGGATTTTGTCCAGCGTCCAATGCGACGGGGTTCCATCTAAGAAGTACTGGCAGTCGAACAACGAAGCCCTAAGCTTCTTCGCAAACGGCATCGCCTCCTGCTCCCCAGCTCTGGGCTCCATACAAAGCCTCCAGAACTCCTGCCCCAAGGTAGCCGTGAAGACCATGCTAAAGTAGCCATCTACGGCGTTCCGCCGGAAGTTGATCTCATCCCACAATTCAATAGGGAGTTCTTCATCACAAGCCACATAGTCCACCGTGCCCGACTGAAGATGCTGAGCGTCCTGTGCATAGGTCTTAAAATACAGCGCGACCCCACTGTTAAAGTAGATCGCGCTGATGTCCCCCCGATTCTTAAACTCCGCTCGCCACCCATACTGCGGGTCATCCTTAAAGTCGTCCTTCGGCAGGATGTCCGGCTTCCACTTCGTGTGAAACTCCGCCGTTGCAATCTGTGCGGTCGGGTACAAATACCAAAACTGCCGGGGGTTCCGCCTAAACCGCTTAGGCCAAGCCTGAACATTCGTCGCAAACTCGACAATCTTCCTGATCTGGGAAGTAGAGTTATGCGTAACAATGTGCTCCGCTCCAGTTAAATAAGTGTGGGTAGCGTTGTCTACTTCAATGCATTGCCCATCCATGTTTCCAACAAATTCAATCTTGCTAATCACTCGCTCATGCTTCACGCGAGTAACGCACTTAAACCGATCTTTTTTTCTCTTAACTCGAAACGGATTAAAGTCTACCCATACACTTATTTTGTAACAGTCGGCACACTCTACCTTTACTCCATCTTTCTTATAGTGCGCTTTTTTCACCTTCACCTGGCAAAGCCCCCCAAGTGAAGTAACGAGCCTTATGAACCCATCCTTAAGATCAGGAGATATAGTGTAATACTCGATTACATCCCCCTTAGCATTTACCGTACCGTCCGTGTCCAAAAGCCCCGCAAGCAACGCTTTGCGGTCGTCAATAGATGCTAATAAGTAATCTTCAGGAATTTGCTTCGTACCCGATAACTGACCTTTAAACCTATCAAGCTCGGGGATGTTTTTTAGCTTGATATCAAAAGCCTTAGACCCTCTTTTGGCATACACCTTATGCGTATATTTATCCACATACGCAATAAGCTCCTCATCCGCGGTGCAAAACGAACTCACACGGCTTCCAAAGTGACCATCGCCAAGCATTAAGCCTACAAAGTACGGGTCAAAACAACCGCGCCCTACATATTCAACTGCATCACACACTGGAATAGAAAACTTATCCCAATTTCTAGGAGTCCCGGATTCGTACCCGCCCTGCTTGATTATTTCCTTAGTAGTAAAAACTTTCCATTGTCCATACTCAGGATTATCCCAAACTCTATCCCCAGAACTATATCCCTTCCTAAACCGCTGCTTCCCGCCCTTTGCCACCCACTTGTGCTCTTCCCCCACCACAACACTCGACCCATCATTAAAAGTAACCCTATAAAACGGATAGTTAATGTGCGGATATACCGCCTTAACCCTAGTAACCTTTCCATCCCAGCCGTATACAAGAGCGCCTACCCCAATCTCTCCCATAGGTTTTAGCCCATCGGGGGTAGGTATCAAATTAGTGTATGGCTCCACTTTCCCCAGCTGGTTCGCTGCCGTAAGCAACACCGTCCGGTCATCCGAATCCAAGAACTCCCTCGACCACTTGTAGTCCTTAAACCCATACAAGTGAGGCAACCCCCGAACCAACCGAGCCTTCTCTTGAAGAAGCTTCAGCTTCTCCGCCTTGATCTGCTCTAGCTGACTCAAGCCCTCTTCACTCAAACTATATCCCCATCCTTCTGCACTACATGGTACTGAGTCTCAATCGGCTCGGGGGACTGTGAAACTGGCTGATGCGTAATCCCAGGAACCGCTGCCATCTCCTTCTCAAGAGCGGCAATCTTCGCATCAATGTCCGCCGTAAGAGCCGACATATCGGTGGACTTAGTAGAAGACGCAGCATTGAACACCGTCGTATAACTCGTCGTCTCCTGCTTCATCATCGTCAAATTCTTCGTCTCAGAACGCTGCACATAACCACCCTTAGCCCGCAGATCTACCATCGCAGCCGCTTTCAAAACAAGCTCGATGATCTTGGGGTCCTGAATGCTCCCATCCGACTTCTGAAGCGGAATGTTGAGCACATCCCTAATCCTCCGAGTCGAAAGATTCAGTAGCCCCCTCATCACAGCCTCATACTCAGGCGGTCTACACAGAATGTACGCAAGCACATGAGGAGCACTGTCCACCATCTGAATAAAGTACTGCCGAGACACTACGCCCAAGTAGACGCTGCCCTGATTGATGATCTCGTTTCGGGTGGTCGCTACTCTGTCATGCTCCATCCAAAAGTTGGTTCGGAGGGCTTCCGCTGCGGCAGTCGGGATGTAGTTATAGTCCTCTTTTAGAATTTTAAGCAGATCGTCCTCATCCGCATCCACTAGCTTCTGGGGAAGACTTACCACCGCTTTCTTCATGCCCTCCGGAAGCAGGTTTAAGAAGGAGCGGGGCTCTTCTAGCTGGCTTAAATAAGTGTTGAACGCCAGCTCTTTTTTGACCGTCATGCCATCGTCGTTCTTCGGGCGGCCTCCCTTGGATATAGAGAGAGGATCGACATTTAGCTCGGCTGTTGCCATCGAGACAGAAACATTACGGGGGACATCCTGGACCGAGGGGTTTTTGGTGCGGAAGTTTCGAGAGTACTCAATGTTCTCTTCCAAACGCTCTTTACGAGTTTTAGTTGCCATTACTCGTAGCATAAGCGGTTCGGGGGGATTGTAAATCAAAAAAGTAAACCGAATCGGGCGCGTTATATAGACCAGGATGAATCGTTAGCGACCACGATGACCAGCGACCCCCCAGCCCCCCCGTCTCGTTGTGTTAAAAAAGCCTAACAATCTAATAAGTATTTGATTCTATTAGAGAAAGCCTAGAAAGCCTCAGAGCTCATGGGCC